GGAAGGTGAATATTTTTAGTAATTTAAAATACAATAATCCATTGCAAGTTCCATTGTAATATTTGCTAATGATTCTCCTTGAGACCAATCCATAGATCCAAAATTAGCATTCTTAACAAATGCACCTTTTAAAATCCATTCTTCAACTACATCACCTACTGGTCCTAATACGTTAATTCTAATATCTTTTTTATAGAAGTCAGAATAACCATCTCTACCTGTTACAGATTCGTGAGATAAACGTACCCACTCCATTACGGCTTGTGCACCTGATGGTGAGATTGGGTCATATAATTCACAAGTAATATTTGACCATCTTGATTTACCTTTTACTTTACGGTAAACGTTGATATGGTCAACTGTGATTTCGTTATTTTCTATAGTTGGTCTATCAATTTTCTTAATAATGTAAGATGGAATACCATCAATATACATTATGAACCTATTTTGAACCTTCGGCTCAAAACTTTGGAACATTATTTCATTTGGGTCTAATACAGCCATTTTTATCTTATTTTACGTTAATAAATATAGTCTAGTTTGATTTTTTTAAAGAGGGAGGAGAAACTCCTCCCTTCTATTTTATTTATGCTCCAAATGTAGCTCCAGTTGGTAGTACATTAAAATCTAAGATAATAAATTCAACCGATTTAGCTGGTTGTAAATAAATCTGACCTACTAATTGATTTCTATCAATAACATCTGACGTATTATTAGTTTCATCCATTACAACACTAAATGAATATAAACCTTGTCTTTGCTGAATTGACTCTAAATAAGGAGTAACAATATTTAAGAATCTATTTCTAGTAACAGCTGTGTTATTTTCAAATAATAAGTACCTAGAACTAGAGGCAACAAATTTCTTAACAGAGTTTAACATTCTACGAACATTTAATCTATCAAGGGCTGATGGTTGTTGTTGTAGTGTCTTTTGACCATAAATTACAACACCATTTCCTGGGAAAGTACCTATTGGGTTAACATTTTCTTCATATAGTTGGTCTCTTTCTGACTTAGTAAGTGGGTTTTTAGTTTCTAAAACATTTCCTAACCCTCCTCTAGTTAAACCAGCTGGTGCAAACCAATCAGCAGCAATACTATCATTTTGTGCATAAACACCTGGAATAATTACTGATGGTGGAACATATACAGGTTTGTTAATACTTGAATCTAATACTCTAACCCATGGGTAGTAAGTAGTAGCATAACTACTATCTACACCTGATGATTGAATGTTATTTACTGCTGTCGCAGTTGAAGCATTTAAACTATTTAAGTCAAATACATAAACAGCATCACCTCTACCTTCAACCATTGAAATAGCTGAGTTAGTAATTTCTGGTGCTTTTGTTTGTAAAATACCTGGTGTAGTTAATAAATTGAAATCAAAAACATCATCGTTAGATAAGATGTTAAATGCTTTCTTATAGGCTAAAGTACCAACAGCCGATGAAGTTGAAACATCAAATCCGAATGAATTGGCTGCGTCTAAATTAGCGCCAGTTTTAATGATTCTCTGCGGGCTAATACCGTCAAACCCACCTTGCATAGGAACACTAAATTGCAATTGGGATGGTGCTGGACCATTAGTTCCAGTTGAATCTAAACTAGCACTTAATGAACCTACCCATAATGATGAACTTGGGTGACCAAATAGCTTATCAACATTGAAATCAGTTAATGAAACTGAATTACCATGTACATCGTAAGTTTTAGCAATAGCTGCTGAAGCGTTTTGAGGTACTGGTTTTAAGTAGTTATCGTTATCTTTTGATAAGAAATCCCATCCTAAATAAGCTCTAGAGTTATATACATTCTCATTTACACCTACTTTATCAATGTGTTGGATAGTTTTTAATGTTGGGGCAGTTAAATCTAATCCTGTGAAACCAGTCATAGTTTGATTTAAAGCTCTAAACCCTTTTGGTGATAATTTTGGTGAATAAGCTTTATCAGTTACTTTTTGGTCAACTTCTACTCTTAAATATTTACTAGCATTATTATAACTCCCGTTAGTAATAACTTTATCTAAGGTAGTATCATATTCACTATACCTATCTCCAATTCTTCTAGAAATAAAGTTTGGTGAATCTGGGTCTAAATTAACACCTGTATATTGTTCAATGAAAGATGGTTTTTTATCATTATCTCCGTATTTTCTAACTAATACATCAAATAATGAATATTGTTCAACCCCATCGATATCAGCTGGTTCTTTTAAACCTGCGATTGAAACATATACATCAGTATTGGTATCATCACCATCTGCTAAGTGATGAAATTTAAATAAATTTGAAGTAGTACCACTACCATCTAAAATTTGAGAAGTAATCCACGGTGTAGCTGCGTTATCGTATCCTTCAGCTTTTGATGAAGTGAAAATAATATCCTCATCACTTACTACAATTTCCCACGATCCTGTTGGTGTTGCAGTTACTGCTTCTGATTGTTTATCTTTAAAATTAAGATAGGTAAATACTTTATCTTCGGTACCATCTGAATTATCAGGTGAAGTACCAACCACTCTAGTGATGTAATCTTGGTTAGAAGGATTAAAGGATGCAGTTACAGCATATTCAGAAAATGCACTACCCGAGAATGAAATTATGTGTGAGTCTTGGATTCCACCTCCTGCATTGAATTGAGAAGCACTTAATTCAACTGATTCATCGTCTGTATTTTTAGATGGTTGAAATACTGAAACAATTTCACTACCAGATATAATACTAACTAAATTTCTTGATGTGCGTGGGAAACTATATCCACCTCCCGCTAATACTCTGGTTACTAATACTGAACCAGCATTTTGTAAGTAATCTCTTACTGAGAAAGGTACGTAAGTCTTAGACGAAGTACCTCCAAACATTACCTCAAATTCTGCGAAGCTTGTAACAACAGTTGGTACAAAAGCAGGACCCTTAACTGTAGGTCCTACTATTGATGCACCAATTTGTTCAATACCTTGCTGAATGAAGCTCTGGTCGTTTTCATTTGTGAAAACACCAGGGGAAACAATTCTTTCTGCCATTTATTATTGATTTTAATTTTCTAAAATTATTCAATAATAAATATTGAGAAAAATTTAAAACCAGCTTATTGTTTAATAAATAAGCCTGTTTCTAAATCTAAAGAACCAACCCCATATTCATTTTCAATTTCTTGGGCAATTTTGGTTTCTTGTTCAATCAAAGATTTTAAAATCTCTTTAAGTGATTCTTTTTGTGATTCTAAATTAATAAAATCCATTTCAATGCCCCCTAACCCAATTCTTACTTCAGCTACTTTCTGTTGTAATTCTTTAATTGAGGATAAATACTTTTCATCTACCTTAGTACCTTCAACATTTTCAACTGTTGACTCAACCATTGGTTTGTCTACTAATTGATCAGTTGGATTCATTTGTTTTACAGTTGTTTCTTCTTTCTTTTGTAACATAAAATTTAAATTTAATAACTAATTATACAATATATTTTTTAAATATCCAAATAAAT